TGCACCAAACCCTGAGTAAAATGCTACACCTACTATACAGCTGCTTGAACTAGCTTCGTCAGAAACTTTCCAAGGATAGAAGGCTTGAAGGGTAAGGTCAAGAACTAAGATATTATTTAGTTTAGAAGATACTGTCTCACCGTTGTTAGGATAAGCCCAGTATATTTTCTTGTTGATGCTGTCATAGACTGCAGTAACTTTAGACTTAGCGTCTGTATCTATGGCATCCCAAAAGGTTTGAATGCTTGTAATAGTAAGGTTCTGTTCTGAGCCTTGCCCTGATACACTATCCATAGATAAGGTGTGGATACCAAAACGTGACCACCAGAAAGGTAAGCCCTCAGCTTGGATAAAAGACTGAGGGTTAGCCAAGCCAATGCTTGACACACGGTTGACACCATAAGCTGTAGCTGAGAAGATACCGTCCACGCCTGTGATTTGCCATACGCCATTCTCAGCAAAGACAAACAAGGAGGAACGGAAAGGATAAAGTAATTGGATGTTGACAGCATCTGGGATGTTAATGAAACCACCGTCAGTTGCCAGTAGGTCTGAGAAGTACTCAGATGTTGGGTCATTCTGTTGGTAGCATTTACCTAAGTCTGCGTTGTCTTCAACAAGGCGAGAGAACACAATCGTACCTGCATGTTTGGCACTTGTTAATCCACCATAGAACACACGACCTGAGAATGACGCAACAGATTTAAACCGAGATGCTTCGACCTCTGTAGGAAGACCAGACCTGACTTTAGAGAAGAAGTCAAGAACAAAGTGACCGTTACCTGTAAGGCTTGAACCAGCATAGACTAAGGCCCACTCAGCTGCATCAAATGCATTGTCTGCATCCTTGCCAGCATACCAAGGGTGTGTCAAAGGTGGTAGTTGGTTTGAGTTAGCAGCCTTGTACGTAACTAAAGCTGCAGCCCCTTTTGAGCCTACCCAGCCTGAGTTAGCTGTGTCGTAGTCACGAGTAGCGTTTGACAAAGCACCAGATGAATAGCTATCAGTATCCCCTTGCCATTCAAAGTCTCTTGTCTTAAAGGATATGGTTGCAACGGAAAGGGAAGTCCCATCCCAAGATACAACAATGGTGTTGATGGCTTCAGAGGAAACTATTAGCGTACCATTAATACTTGCGAACTGACACTTAGAATTATTAGAACCAACTGATCCAGCAAACTCATGGTCAGACAAAGCAACACTTCCTGAAACAATCTGACCTGAGTAAGGTAGTTCAGCTTTGTTGTAGAAGTAAAGGGTGTTACCTTTTTGTACGGCTAGGAACTCAAGAGATGCGTTACCGTTTACGTTAACCCAATTACCTGTATTAAATAATTCAGTATCTGAAATTGTGAAGGATGACAAAATTGAGTTGCTCTCAAGTGTCAGAGACTCACGCCTGCGCCTTGAGCCATCCCTGCGAAGGTCACAGTTTAACTCATTAACGGAAGCACCTTCAGGGAAAGTTAATTCAGCAGCCTCAGTTATAAGGCCCTTGACAAAGTTATTGACTGTCTTTTGATTTAAGCTCTGCGGCATCTTTTACCTTCTTACGTTCATCGAACTCTTTACCAAAGTTCTCTCTACGGGTGGTACTGGTTTCTCTTTTATCTTTAAGATAATCTCCAACAGCCTTTTTAGCTTTAATCATAGAAGAGTACCTACCGTTTAATTCCTTAGGTACTGATCCCTTCTCGACCTTGACAACAAAGAATATAAAACCGCCAAGCTCCTTTTCAATAATAATATTACTTTGCATCTTGTTAGATTTGCAGACACAGCGTTGGTTAACTGTTTCTTCAATAAACTCTGTCATCTATACTTTCCATAGTTAGGACGCCGATTAGCAGTCTTAGTTTTATGCATGTCGTTCTGGACGTATGACTTAAGGCGTCTAGCAGTCTGCTCTATCTTGGGGTCTGACCCACTCTTAAAGAGGGAGAAGCAAGTTGACTTAGCCTCAGCCAAAAGATAAGGTAGCATGTTGTCATCTAGGTCAGGCTCAAATGAGTCACTGATTGTAAAGGATGGGTATACTGATCCGTAAGCCCTGCTCTTTGACTCCTGTAGTGTTGTGTCAATGGCACTGTTGTACGAATCAAATACAATAAAGTTATCATCAAATGATGTGTAGTAGGTTGGGCTTACGTTGTTAAGAACAAACAAGTCAGTGCCACCAGCCTTATCTAAAACCTTTTGGGAGCCTGAGCTTGACTCATCCATACGAGTAATAAAGTCTAAGGGGTTAATGTAATAAATTTCCACGTAGGTTGACCCAGTGGAAGCTGTGTTGTAGAAAACACGGTCAATACTTTTAACATCTGTTGGGTATTGAAAATGAGTGGGGTGTGCAATATCTGACAAAGCTGTCAGTTTTAGAAGTTGCTGGTGCTCAGGTATCTCACGGGCTGACACAATGTTATAGAAGCAGTCTTCTATTACTGAGGCTACTTGCTGTGCCTCAATGCTGTCACCTATTGCGTTTACATCCTCTGAGTCCATATCACTCAGAATACTTTGAACCATTGAGAGGAGTGTACGTTTCATTATGTGCGATCCAATACTATGACGAACCTTAATGCTCTTGCTGTTTGTGACGCACCACTTGTAGCTACTGTGATGAATGAGTTAGCTGTTACTGTGTGGTTAGATGATGGGGATACAGTGTCTACGTCACCTGCAGCGGAACCAGACTGAGTTACTGTAATCGTACCCATAGTTGCTGCAGCTGCGTTCTTTACTGTTATGACACTATTAGCATGGCTAATGGCTCCTTCAAGTACAGTGACAACCTTATTGATTGTTCCTGCAAAAGGCATAGGTACATAGACAGTTGCTGCTGTTGATACATCAGTTATGAAGCCACTGATAACCTCACCAGATAAAGTTTCCTTAGCTGTCCAAACTCCACTAGCTGATCCATTAGAGACATAGACCTTACCTGCAGTAGCTCCGTAGGCACCCTTAGGTTCATGTAGGTATGGGTCTGTAAGAGTACTGTGGTTTATATTAGCCATTAGGTTTCCTTACTAAGAGTAGTATACCTTATACCCTGCATCGGGTAAAGATATTTTACATGTATTTTATAAGTTTGTCAAGTGTAAAGTGAGGTGGGACTAAAATAAAAGCCCCACCCCTTTATTGTTTATGCTTCGATATACTCAATTACGAGTTTACCTGCGCCAGCAGTAAAGGCTGCAGTTGCATACAAGGCACCTACATAAGCGTTAGCTGCGCCAACACCAGCAGTACCACCAACCAAAGCACCGTTACACAGAACAACTGTGTTAGCTGCCAAGGCTGTTTTAGCAATGGCTGCATCAATGCCATCGGCATCAATAGCTCCGTTAGCCGCATTAAACAAACCAAGACCCAGTGTACCAGAACCACCTGAAGTAAAGGCAGTAGTGACTACAAGGGTAGCTGCAGTAATGTAGGAACCAGCTGGGATAAACGCATCATTAGGTGTCGGTGCTGTTTGAGCAGTACCTAGTAATGTTGCGTCTGGGATTTCAACGACAAGCCACTTAACAGCATTAAGCGCCCCACCGTTATTTTTTGGATCACCCTGAGCAGTGCCAGTAAGGGTGAAAAGACCGTCAGCATTAGTGTAAGACATTTTTGTATCTCCTTATACAGCAGTGGACGTGATAACACGAACCATGTTTTCAGGGCGGTACAATTTTACACCGTAACGACCAGTAGTTACAAACTCGTGGCGTTGAAAGTCTTTGTTGTACTCATAATCTACTTCAGGCTGTTGACGCCATGCACCCACGAATGGGTTTACGGTGGCATTAGCTGAGAAGAAGAGGTTTACTTTTCCGTTAGCAGAGGAGAAGTTGTTAGTTGTTGAGCCATCACGCTCAGGCAAAGCACTGTCAGTTGCATCTTTGCAATAGTTAGATGTATACACATCAAAACCATATACGTTAGCTACAAAGCGCATACCAGTTGCGATACCGCTACTTACGATACCTTCAAAGCGAGGGTTGTTTGACACGTTAGCTACGTTAGTAAGAGTGTTAAGAATAAACTCTACTGACGGGTCAACGATAGCAACCATGTTTTGATCTGGCACTGATGCCTTCTTCAATGCATAACGAGCATAGGCAAAATCTTCAAGTTGAATTTTACCTGCGTTACCACCTGACATACGGTGGTGGATGCTGTCAATGTCTTCCTGTGAGTTTGCAGTGACACCAGCTTCAGGGGACGCCATAGTGGTAGTCTCGAAGTGGGCCATGATTGCGCGCTCTTGCTCAGGAACAAAACGACTCATCAATTCGTTAGCATAGAAAGTGTCTTGCTCAGCTTTCTTAGTCATGTAAGTGGCTGATGACAGATACTTATCGACTGAGAAGGTGAACTCACCTGTGTCAAGTGGGCGATATTCAACTGCTGCATCTTCAACATAGTTGTCAACTTGCGCTTGACCGATAGATGGGATGTGAAAAGTGTTTCCGTCAGGAAAACCTTCAAGCATACGCACATACTTTTGTGCCTGCATTTCATCATTTAAAATTTCCTTAAGCTCAGATGTCCAAACGTCCGTCCGAGTAAGGAGGGTAGAGTTGGCTGTATTCATACCAGACATGTTACTTCTCCATTAGTTTCCAAACCTATCTCCCATGCGACCCTTATCTTCCATAAGTTGTCTTTGTATCTTGGGAGTATAGTATAGGCTACGATTATCCCGACGAAGGTTTTGGTAATAAGACCAATCACGTTCTGTCGAGGCTTGCATGTTAACACCCTCTGTGCGAACCGAACCTTGTACCATAGGTCTAAAGTCTTTCTTTGGTTCACCAATAAGGCTGAAAAAAGCGTTAGGAGATTCGGAAGCAATTTCTTGCATACGCTCGAAACTCATCCCTAGTTCCCTTGCTTTCTCTTGGATTTTAGTTGTGGCGTCTGTGCCGTAACTCTTTTCCATTTCCTCATTAACGAGTCTAAGATTTTGTTTTACAACTGAGTCTTTGTCCCGTTCAGTTAGTGTCTTTTCAACAAGGCTCTTCAGGTCTTCCTCACTGATGTTACGAGTGGTGTTCTCTCTGTCAGTGTTACTGTTATTATTATTGGGCGCTCCATTATTCACTGCAGTAGAATCAGTGGCCTTTTTCTGGAGTTGTTCGAGAACTTCTTCCTGATACTCTTTCTTCTTTAAGTCTTCACGCATTTGTGTCAACTGTGTTTCTAAAGTCTGAATGTAAGTATCAGCTTCTAATTTACCTTTGGCTAAAACCTCAGGGTTAGACCAGTTCTCTCCCTTTGCCTCTACGAGTTTTGACAAAAAAGAATCCTGTGGTGGGGTTGCTTCTTGTGTCTGCTCTGTCTGAGTGGTCTGTGCGGTTGCAGTTCCCTCAGTGAATACCATATTATTATTCCTTGTCTAAGTTGATAAGATCAAGCACCGTGGTTAGTGCTCTGTTATACCCGATCCTATCAGCTTGCTTGTAAGCCCATGAGGGACTATCGTAATCCGCTGTAGGTAGGGTGTCCTTGAGTAGTGGCTCAAGAATTTCTTGTAGGCGTCCGAGGCTCTCACGAGTTGACATGATGCTCTGTCGTACTGCCAGTTTGTCTTCTTTAGTTTTGCATTTAGTAAACCAAGCCGACTTCATTATATACCCTTCTCAACTGCAATCTGTTGCTCTTCTTCAAACTGAACCTGAGCTTCCATTGCAATCTTCTGTGTTTCCATTTGCTCAATGACAGTGATGTTCTCAGAGAACAAAGCTGGTTCACCTAGCTCATCTGCAAGGATACGAGCGAACTCTTTACCTGACATGTGTGCAGCAATGGTTGGGTCTGCAAGTTTAAGTTGGTACAGTTGGGTGATAGACTGTACACGTTGAGCACGTTCTGCGAAGTGACGAGCACCCATAGGAATGATCTTGCCGTTGGCTTTAATGTCTTCCTTGGTGATCTGCTCAAAGAAGAACACACCTGTGTCCTCATTCAATACTCTGATTGTGTCAGCGTAATCCATGTTACGTCTAGCAGCCTCTAGCATTGCATTAAGTATTGGCTCAAGAAACACACGCTCAAAGTGAGCAGTCTTGTGTTGGAAGATACGGCCTGCAGCTGTCATAAGAGACTGCACTTCGAAGGCTGTCTTCTCGCCAGCTGAACGTATGCCCATAGCTTCACGAGGAGCACCAGCTAACATCTCCATTTTATTCTCTAGGTTTTGAATCTGGAAGTCAGCGTTAAGGGCTGTAGAGTCAGGAGCTAGGTAACCTACGTCACCCTCATCACCTAAGTAAATCCGAGATCCTGGTTCAAAATCAAAGTCTTCCACGTCACCCCTAATCTTAAGCATAGGGTATGCAATCTGATCGAACACATCTGACTTAAGGTTCTCTAGGTGGTCAATGCGGTACTGCATACCTACTAGGTTGTCTAGCGGCCCCATAGAGTAGAGGTTGTCAGGACGGTCACGCCAGCCTGCGTGGAAGACAGAAGCCTTACCTAACCAGCTAGGGTTCTGCTCATTGGACAGGACGTAGGATCGGTCTACAACTGTGATAATACGGTTCTTGTGGTAATGGTTATGGTCTGCGTCATACATGTCACCGTAGAATGTAAGTATCTCTACAAAGTCTGACTCATAGTATTCCTGTAAGGAAGAGAAACCATCCGCAATAAATGCCTGAGACTTTGACACATCAACATCAGTACCACTAGCGGCTGACCTATTGAAGAGCATCTTCTCAAAGATTTCTTCCATGTAGGCGTTGTCAACTGTCTCATCAATCTTTCGTTTAACCTCACCCTTTGTCATAATAGAACGAATGATCTTAGGGGAGCTACCAAAGTCAGGAGCTAAAGGGTTAAAGCATATATCAAAAGGAGAGATACGTACTAGCTTAGGGCCTAGGTAGTTGACAGCCCTCTCACCATCTTCATAGGTGGTGTAGTCCTTAACAAAGTCAACGGAAGCAAAGCAATTACCATACTGGATATAGTCATTGATTAGTTTGCTTGTTGTGTTCTCAAAGTCAGACTGACGTATTTTGTTTTCTAAGTATGCTTGGATAGTATCTCGTTTAGCTTTAGTGTCTGAGTCACTGTCACTAGCTTCAAAACGAAACCAACGCTTCTGAGGAAACAAGGCTGAGAAGTAGTTAGCGTGTAGGTTGTCTGCAATCTGTGTGAGCTTAGGTGTTGTTGTGCTGTTAGTCCAAGGTAGTTTAGAGTTAGCTGTGGTACGGGTATCAGTAGCGTACACGTAGTTTCTTAATTCTTTCCACTCATCAATCTTTGTTTGACGGGCATTGTTCCATTCTGTCCAACGATCTGAAATTTCAGAGGCTACACTGTGGGGGTTAATCGTAGTTTTAAAATCAACTGTTGTGCCAGCCATTAGAATGAAACTCCACCAAATCTTGAATTGAACTGTACGACATTAGTAGTTGTTCGTCTTACAGTACGAGAGGGCTTAACAGCCATGTCTACCACGGAGGCAAGTGCGTCAATAACATCGTCGTGTGGTGGGTTGCGGGATGACAACTCTTCCTCTAGGATTTGAGTATTGCCGCCCCTGTAGTGCCACATGCTAAGGTTGTCGTACCTAGGTTCTAAAGCTGAAGCTATACGCTCCTGTTTGTTACCTTGGTTTTTGTTAGGTCTGAACTCTTCGATGCTGATCGAAAGACCATGTTGTTTAACTAACTCTTTAAGTTGCTTAACGATTGCAACCTGAGCTACTGATGTCTCAGCCCTCATCTTACGAAAAGACCACTTGCTTGACAGATGAAAGATATGCTCAAAGTATTCTGAGATACGATCTGTCTTAAACCTGTCAATATCTAAAACAAAGACATTGTTATCTGAGTCTATTCCTACAACAACTATGGCTGTGTAGTCAGCTTTCTTTGACAAACTAAATGCGAAGTCAACTGCAGCGTAGACGTTAAGCTTGTTATCCTTGTAGAACCAGTAGCCGTTATCTTGGCGAAGGTGCTTCCTGTCGTAGTACTGAAACTTGTCTTTACCTACTGGTATGTTGTCAGGGTCACTAGGGTCATTGTAGTACTGCGCTCTGAACTGTCCCTTGTCTAGGTACTGCCCACGCTTCTTAGCTAGGATTTTAATGTCAAAGCCAAACCACTTACCATCTCTTCGTTGAGTACGAGGCCATAACATTTGCCCTGTACCATCTCCACGTTCCTCTACTGGACGCTCAAAGATTTCGTAGATGTTCTCTTCAGTTATCTTGTTACCGTCATCATCGTATATGTCTTCTGTCATTTGCAACAGATCATTGTACAGATCGGCTGGGTGGTAACGGGTTCCTACAACCCACTCCTGTGCGTTGGCTCCCTCAATAGATGACAAAAGAGAGTATTGACTTTTAACTTTGTTTCTGCCTTCACCTGTGTATGCATTCTCGTAAACAACAATGTCATCTAGAACGGCAATGTCACAGTGCATCCCTGTAAGGGAAGTAGTAAGGCCGCCAGTAAACACTGAGGGGTCACGTACATTTTCTTTCTTACGTAGTGGATGATCCAACATAATCTCTGAGTTAGTCCACCTAGTTCGTCTACCTTCATCTGGGTTAACATGATCGGGCCAATACCTAGTATAAATTTCAGAGGTTAAGATACCTTTAATAAACCCTAGTTGTTTTTCGGCTAGGTTAGCTGTGGCTGATATGTAAAGGATGCGAAGGGTAGGGTCTTTGGTTAGCATCCAAGCTACACGATATGCAACAAGTCGAGACTTACCGTGGTCACGAGGGAAGAGAAGAAGCTGGTGTGACTTATGATCTGGTCTTGTCCACCAATCACAAACATCTTCGTGGCACTGTCCTAAGAGTTGCTCAGGGGCTACCAGCCTAATGAATGTAGCTAAGTCAGTCTCAGCTGCTTGTTTGATTTGGTCTAGTGTGTCCATTGTACCCTAAGTTGTTTTGGTTGTCAACTATAAAAGTTAATTTATTTATCACTAAGGTGAAGTGGGCCAATCACCACCAGTACCATCCATGTCTGGGTATTCTAGGTCAGGCCAGTTAGAGTGGCTAGTAATGTCCCGCAACGCGGTTCTATAGGTAACCCAATCTGATGCCACGGATGTGCCAGCCTCAAGGGCTTTGATGACAACCCAATCACAGTCAGTTAATCGTTTGTCACGTTCTGCACGGTTACGTAGCTTTGTTTCTGCAATAGCAGCTGCAGTCTTTGCTGCCTTCTCATCAGTGGTTAACTCAACAACACGCCTAATGTAAACTTCACCGTCAGAAAGATATGGCTCAACGCTTTCACTCTTATGGGTAGCATTGTCAAAAGACAAGAAGGTTACAACCTTTACACAAGAATTATTTAAAAGCCATGCATCGTTTGGTTCAGCTGAGTAGAAGTTAGTGTTAGGAAATAGTGTTCTGTGGGAACCCACCTCAACTATAGTGTCACCATTCATTTTTGCTATCTTCATGGTTATTGTCCTTTGTCTGCGAATGGTGCTGATGGCGGGGTGAAGTTGTTGGTGTAACGGGCCATTTTAGAGATACGCAACTCATCAATGTAGCCATCAAAATCGTACGTTGCATTATTGTAGTAGCCGCCAAGAATAAAACGATCATTCGGCTGGGTGTAGACAGTGCTATCCGAATAAGTGCTTCCCGATTGCGTCCCGTCAATGAATAATTTAGTACTTGTCCCAGAACGACAAACAGCAATGTGATACCAAGTATCTGTTGATATTGCGCTGCCACTTATAATTCTATTACCAGCATTGACACGATAAACAATCTTATCTGAAGTATCTGTTTCTAAAGTAAACATCGGGCCAGAACCATCATTGCTATTTCGTGCGTCTAGAAGAACTTCCTCTCCGCCTCCCGTAGTGGAGTTCATAAAGAACTCTACTGTGAAATCACCTGACCCAAAATTAACTATGTTAGAACCTTCAATATACGCTTTACCAGACCCATCAAACAACATTGAAGTGTCACCAAACTTAGCTTTTGCCGTGCTTAGTTTTACATCATCCGCCAACGTCAGATTGTGCTGCGCTGCGCTGTCAATCGCCTGACCGTCTGCCATGTTGAGCAATAGTTCGGTGTTGGTAATTGCTGTGAGTGGAGCAGTGGGTGGGGTAAAGTTAGAGGTGTAAACAGGAGAGCCTTTTACAATCCTAAACGATCCGTGAGTGCTAAGAGCGCCTGATGCACCTCCACCTATACGGTGCTCCGAGGGTGAACTATAACCAAGAGTGTTGCTAAAGGTGTACGTCCCTAAAGAAACGCCATCTTGAAAAAGTTTAAGTGTGTTTCCCGATCTGGTCAGAGCTAAGTGATGCCATGCGTTTGCTTTAACGGTGTGGGAAGGTGTCCATGTCGGACTGCCAGCGTTTAGATAGATATTAAATTGAGCAGCGGTAATACTAATGTTAAGGGCAAAATAGGAACTGTCCCGTGATACATAAAGACTTCTATCGCCGCCACTACCATATAGCCAAGTTTCTACACAGAAATCACCCGATAAAGCAAAGTCTCCATTCAGAGGAAGGGCTATACTGTCAGATTGAGCATTAAAAATTAATCCACTCGCACCATTCACGGCTGCGTCATAAACTGAGGTTGTCAGAAATGGACCGAATGATGAGACGGATGGGCTACCACCGATTGAAATAGCTCTGGCTCTAATCGAATTATCAACAAAACGATTGTCTTGGCACATCAAGATTTCAGTGTTTGTTATAGCGGTCAAAGGCCCATCAGGAACCGTAAAACTAGCACCACTATACACTGCTGATTTTGTGTATCTAAAGTTTGATGCTTTTCCTCTTAAATTGTAACCAGTAGCCCAATCCAAACCACTAACGAAGAAATCCTCTGCATCAACAGTACTGGTGTCTTGTCCTTGGGCAACACGAGTACCATCAATATAAAGACTTAATCCATTAGTTCCAGTAGATGCCCTGACAACAGCTATGTGATACCACTGGCCCAAGTTAGGAGTAAAATCGTAATCTATAGTATCGCCTTTAGTGAACAACCTGTTTTCATCTGCCTGCTTACCTAGAACAATAAAGTCTGCACCTGCTCGACCCATTAGCCAAATGCGCTGATTTGTTCCTGCCCACTCACTCCAATTTATCCAAGCCTCTACTGTGTAAGCACCAGTACCAGCGCCTAAATTAGTTCCATCGCTAAGAACTTTTGTAAAGGGGCTGTCTGTTGCCGTGTAGTTTACACTCCAATTCCCAGCATCTCGAGCAAACGGGCCGAAGCTGCCCTGCGTTGCATTGCCTGCGGCTGTGATTGTGTGGTTGCTAGAACTACCATCGTCAAACGCATTATTGACACCGTTGTTTGCCCCCTCAAAGTGTGACAAAAATGACACACGGTTGAAATCATCGTCTGATGGTGTAGCAATCGCAGTATTAGCCGAAGAACCAAAACCTAAAAGATCATATCCAAAACTACTCATTAGTTGTAATCCTTATGCGTCATTCGCTGCGTCAGTAGTAAAGAAGAACTTGATACCCAACAAGCGAACTGCGCCAGTTTGACCAGAGGCACTTGTGTCTAGGTTTACTTGGAAGAAACATAAGTCTGCTACTGCAGGTGATCCAGCTATCGTAACTGCTCCACTCTCAGCTGAAACCATTAAGTCATTTGATGTACCACTGTGAGCCAAGGCTGTAGTAGCAACAAGAGTACCGAATGCGGTGTTGATTGTATCATCACTTGACACAGCAATACCGCCTAGCTGCCAAGTAACATTGCCTGTATTTGTTCCTGTTACTGTCCACATTGGCTGATAGGTTACTGTACCTTCGTTCCAAGACTTAGGGAACGCAACTGCAAACTGTGCGAAGTCATCTGCATCAGCTGCAAAGTCTAGTACCTTTAAGTCAGGGCGAAGTGCTGTAGTCTCAACCTGTGTTAAAGCAGAGCAACCGTTTGTGGTAGATGGGTACATAGCTGCAGCGGGAACCCAAATACTTTCTTTGCCTGCTGTCTTAGCAACCTTACCGTCTAGCTGGTTTAGTTCAGCCGCCGTACTTGTAACTGCAGTAGACCCCAGAACAAGACCACTATCTGCAATGGTTGCTGTACCTGTGACAGCTATACCTGATGTGTTAACATCTAATCGTTTAGTGCCACCAGCTGTAAAGCTAACAGTATCTGCTGCTCCAAAGAACATACCTGTGTTTACATCACCTGTGTTGGTAATGGATGGCGCAGTGTTTGATCCATCTGCGAATGACACAATACCAGTAAAGGTAGGAGCACTTGATACAACTCCCTCAACAAAAGCTGCAAGCTGTGTACCTGTGACTTTCTTAGATGTGCCAGCCTCATTAATCTCATACTCGTTGGCACCTACTGCAGCTGACGCAGCTGGTAGTTGAGAAATTTTTACGTTAGCCATTTAGTAAATCCTTTTCCAGTCGTCGGATATGTTTTTGCTTAGTTTTTCTGGGACTTGCCAGTTACCGTTGTATTGAACGTAGGGTGTAAAGACAGTCCACACACCAGCTTGTTTTATATATGCCTCAGACAAGAAGGGAAGTAGTGTCCCGTTTATTATTATAGTTGATTCACCTGAGTTAATTACAACGTTAGCGGTTACTCGTGTGTCACCGTCTTCTGTTATACGTATGTCACCACTCTCTAGTACTCTGGTAACGCTCCCAGTTATAGGAGAAAAACTAGCTGACTGCTGAGAAGTTGCTACAACTGTTTGTGTCCCAGTACCAGTTAGGTTAGCATCAGCTGAACCATTTAGTGAAGCTACCGCAACCTGAGTACCAGTACCTACGAGAGAAGTCTCAGCTGGTATGTAGTTCTCAGTAATGCGAGAGTCACCACTCTCTAGTATTCGGGTATCACTACCCGATTCTAATATTCGATAACCGTCAGCCATAGTTTAGTATCTACCCTAAGCTAAAGTTAAATCAATATTCCCAGCGGCAAAGTCAATGGTGTC